AGCCCGTAAGCTAGGGCGTCTGAGGTATGCTGGTAGATCCACTTGATCATCCGAGTCTTGTCAACGTTGTACTGAGTCAACGTCTCGAGCCGCTGAGCCGCCTCGATGTTCTCCTTCTTATACGAGGAAATCTGAAAGAGTGGCTTGCGCCCGCAGAAAACCTGTGTGAGATACGTGACGAAGGTCTGGTGCGTAGCGAAGCTGTAAGGGATAACCATCGCAGTCGCCTGTGGGGCCTTCCCCTTGTTATTCATCTCCTTCAAAATCTTCTCGTAGTCCGGCAGCGTGATGTAGCCCTGCAACTTCATCTCATTCACGCGCCAGCGAGCATAAAAATCGGACATCTTCCTTTCCGACAGGTCCAGCCGGCGATCCAGGTAATCAATCACCTTCTGGTGCAGTTCGCTGTGTGGCCGCAAGAGGTCGATCGGTTTCGTACCGGGCGACGGAGCCTTCGGCCATTCACTCTTCGGCTCGTTTCCAAGCCCAGGAGTTGGCTCAGTCTCTACGCCGCTAACATAACCCGTTGAGCCGCTGGTCATTTTCTACTACTCCATCGTTCGGCCAGTCTGTGTCCAAGAGAGCCCGTAATCGTGCATCTGCTGCACACGCGCGTTGTTAATCTGGCTCGCAAGGTCTCTCAAATAATAGAGCTGCTGATTATATCTGTGAGTTTGTACCGGATCAAACCGCACGTCTGGATAAGAGGTATCCGTCCCCTGCTGTCTATCCGCAAAGATATTCATCGGCTCGCGCGTGTAAACCGGGCCAGCCTCTTCATCACTAAAGGGTATGTTATATGCTCTGGCCAGCGCCCTCATGTTATGAAAGCCTCGATGCCTGAACTCATGCCGTCCAATATCTGGAAAATCTGGATAGTCCGTTGCAGCTCCCTGCATCGATATCGGGCCGTAATATTGGCCGAGCATATTCTGGCTTCTTCTATCGTACCTAAGCGCTGCTGGAATTCCAGGCTGGAACCGGATAGTATCTGCAACACCCTCTGCCTGATTCGCCGGATTTCTCGGGTTCATATACTGCCCTAAAATACTCAGGGACGGCGCATCGATCGGCCGGCGCCCCCACTGTACGATATCCCTCCCAGCGCCTGACAGCGCAATAGGATCGTGCCACATCGACGCTGCAATTGAGCCTTCCAGGCCTTCCCGCTCAGGTGGAGTCGGCGGGTTCACCCTCTCATCAAGCACGAGCGGCGGCGGCTCAGTATGCGTCTCTTGAGTCGGCATCGCCAGCCTCGACTCGACCGGGTGCTGATAATCACCAGGCTGCACAACCGGCGGTGCCGTAGCCAACGCAGGAGGAATAGCCGGCGCCGGTGTCGGCGGCAATCTCAAGCCAGTAAGTCCTTGTAGCCAGCCCGGCCCACCAGCCATGAAGCTGTCCGACCGCTCTGCCGGCTGATCCTCTGGCGGATATGTGAAGTTCGGAAAACCAATCCTCTCTCTATCCTGAGGCGTTGCGCCGTAAGCAGCGAGTAATGCTGCTTGCTGTGCCGCAGCTTCTTCCTCAGGAGTCGGCATTACCGTAACCCTCCGAGTCGATTAAGCATAACATCGCTAGAACGCGGCTGTATTTGCGGCCAGCCGGGTACCGGCACAGCAGGATTTCTCAGTGAATTAGCTAGCGTTTCAGGAGAGGCTTCATTCGGGTCCACGCCATAAGCCCGCATAAACTGTTCCATCCAGTACGTTGGATGCTGTGGAGTTTTAAACGTGACGTCCCCTCTTAACGTTTCAGCACCAGATGGCCAGTGATACCGGCCGCCAGCATGCTCATACGGCTCTGGCACCACGCCCGCACGCCAAGCACCTCTCGTATCGTATTCTGGCGCGTCCAGGTTCGGCGGACCACCAAACTCTTGGTTAATTCCCCTGTACCAATCCCGATAGCCCGGCGAGAACTGCATGTCGTACTGAAAGTTCTGCTCCGGGCTAAGCCCTTCAATCCAGCCGGCCATTTACCGCACTCTTCTCGGTCCAAACCACTCAGTCATCCTGTTGTTCGGCTGCTGCGTTTGCATCGCCTGCCGATAGCGCAGAAGCGCCTGCCCGACTCGTTGCCGCTGCGCATCTTGATCCAGCACAGCAGGATCTACCGGAGCTATCGCAGACGTGCCACGCGAATTGGGCTGTGGCACTGGCGGTATAGGCCCGAAGGTCTCAGGGGGCGCTTGTGCGGTGCCCGCGCCGCCAAGGAAGCCGGGGAGCCAACTCTGCCGGCCAGCCCAAGAGCCGATATCATCGAACCAGCCTCCGCTCATGGTGCTACCCTCCAGTGATTAGGCCTCCAATTAGGCCCTCGAGATTGCCGAGTATTCTGCCTACCCATAGCGAACATATCCTGCATATTGTCGCTACGAGTTCCTTCGTAGAGGTGCTCAAAACAAATACAGTGCCGTTTCGTACAATCTCGCGTATGGAGCGCGTGCTTGCCGGGGGCTATCTCTCTGCGGAGATAAATTGTCAGCGCCACGCGATGAACTCGTTCTGGCCGCCTACGAAACACGTAAGCACCATAGCCATTCGGCCTTATATAGCCAGTCCAGAGCAAATGACCGTCTTTCCACTCTGTCATGCTCCAAAAGCGAACCAAATGCGCTTCTGTGAAATGTTCCATCATGGCGCTACCCGCCAACCCTCATTAAATTCCTCTGTATCAACCGGGTCTTCCTGAACTTCGTCCTCATTACCCGATCCAGCCCCCGCAACAGGATCGAGGAGCGCGATAGCCCCGGCCAAGCCGTCAGGATGATCATCGTGCACCCCTGATGGGAAGTCCAGGAGCTGACTTTCAAGCTCCGGGATCGGTACGTAGTGCTGAATATACCCGTTGCTGTACCGAGGCTGCAAAACGCCCTTAATCCGCGTATACTTCGATGTTTTAGAGCCATGTATGATGGGCAGAATGTCGAAGTAGTGCTTTTTCTTGAACATTTCCGCCCTAATGAGGTGTATCAGCGCCGCCTGATACTGATTTGCCTCCACTCCGTGATGAGATGCGCCGTAGCGCTTGCTATAATTGAAGAATGCGTCGATAATATCTCTCGGTTTCGCGCCTCTCTGCGCCCAAGGTGCCGGAACGAAGATCCTACCGGTTTTAAGCGACATTCCAACGGCATAGACCACCGAGCTATCTGCACGTTTTGCCTCTGAGATGGCCGGATCGCAGTAAACTGCCCAAATCAGGGAGCCATCTTCCGGCGTGGGCGGCCCGTAGCGGAAAAACCGCTGCTGGAAGATCTGAGTTTCCTCTGCTCGGACCTGATTATGGTATTCCAGGTAGAAAGTTGATAGCTCTCCCGCTCGCGTGAAGCTCCGTTTTTCTGCTTCCAGCCGCTCTACCGACATATTCTCGGGCCAAATCGGCTTCCCAGCCCGATCAAGGGCTCCAAACCGTATCACACTGAACTTCGGGTCGTTAGCCCAAGTCATCAATAGACTTGCTGGATGAAGAACAGTACCAATAACAACCATAGCAGCAAGAGGATCAAGCGCAGGTAGGCATGGAAGTAGATCCCCATACCCCCAAACGCGCATTTTCTTCCGCTGCTCTTCAGTTGAAACACTTTCTCGGTCCTCCACATCATCGACCTTCACCTTCTGTGGTCGTATTCCTTGAAGGTTAAGACCTCTGATCTGCGCTCCCGCACCTCTCGCGACCATAGCACAGGAGTTCGTGGTTTCAAAGATGTCAACAGACCAATGCTTCCCGGTCGAACGCTCTGGTTTAAGTATCCCGAAGTCGTGGAGGATGCGAGTATTCGCCTCGAGTTCTCTTTTAACATTCTCAAGTTGTGTTTCAGCGTGAGGGGCGGCGTGAGAAACATAAGCTGAAAGCTGAACAAGCTGATAGCAGATATCTCTGATACTATCAGCGATGCCACAAATAGTTGTCTTAGAGAAACCTCGAGGTAGTAGAACCAAGGTGTGGGTTCCCAAGTACATCCTAAGTATCCCATCTGCACCTCGTTCAAAGATCCTATACGTTTTTCCATCTCGTTCCATTATAAAGTTATCAATAATCCAGTCTATATCTCCATATGCCTCTAAAAAAGCAGTCTGTCTTGTCAAAATTGCAAGCAGCCCTCTGTGTACCGGAGGTATAGGAGCGGGAAACATATGTTCTAGATAGTACCTACAAAAGAGAACTGGGTCATCATAACATGCGGAGACACGCTCTTTAACAGATAGAGCTGCTAACGTAGAAAGAAGTGCTTCTCCCTTTAACGCTGTCTCCACGACCTCACTCCAGCTCTGTGTAGAACTGCCATAATAGTATTTTCGCACACAGCAAACTGTTTTGCAAGTTTCATTTGTCCATACTTATACGGCACATACAGCTTTAATATTTCAGATATCTGTTCTTTTGTCAGCTTGTACATACGTCCTTGTACAGAAGCATCATACATGTTTCGTGCTTGTGTATCAGCCATAAGATGCTCTATGCGGACACATGCACGATTATTACAACTATGTAGTACTCCAAGCTCATTTGGAATAGCTCCGTTGTGTATGCGATACGCTACCCTATGGGCCAAATGCTGTCCACCAGCATCACGAATAGTAAAAGTACCATAACCATTTGCATTTTTAGGTCCCAGCCACTCATAACAAGAGTGAAACGGGATATATGCTATTAGTGCTTCAAATCTGTTTATCGTTTCTGCTGTATAAAATTGCATACTACATCCCGAAGTTCGTCTGCCTGATCGGCGGAGTGAACTGCCGTCCACCCAGGCCGGCCAGTTGCGGAGCCAGCTTCGACACGTCAAACGTATACTGGCTCGGTCCTACCGGCCCACCTGTCGGCATGTACGGTGCTTGCGGCGGAGAAGGCGGCATACCCGGCCGGACAACGCCTGGAGGTGCGTGCCCGGCCGGCGGAGCCCCCGGCCTCATCTGCGGGCCAGTCGGCGCGCCGGGGTTCGGCCCTGTCGGCGTAGGCAGCTGCGCTTGCGGCGCTGTTACCTGGTTCGCTATCTGCATCGAAGTATTCGGGTCACCTCCAGAGAACATCGCCGGCGCGCTCTGCGTAAGCGGAGCCTTGATCAGTCCTGTAAGAAGCTGATCAAGCGGAACTTGGCCCGGCTGTGCCGGGCCAAGACCAGGAAGACCTCCACCCATCCTTACGGACCACTCCGAACGCCAGTAGCCCGGTTCGTCGTCATTCCTGCCTGAAGCGAAGTCGCCGTCGTACCAGCTGGCGGTGGGATCGGCAGATCCGCCGGGTCTGCCGTATAGCCCATATTCTTCAGCACTTTCAGCGCCGCCAGTGCCCGAGTCTCATCCGTCGTACCAGCGAAAGCAATCGTTTCTCCCGACTTCGATGTATACCCGCCCACACGCGGCTTCGGAGGTGGTGCCTCCGGCGTAAAATACGTCGGGACGCTCGACCAATCCCTCGGTTCCTTCTCCCAGTCCCACTCCGCGACGCGCCGGCGGGCCTCCAGAATGTCTTCCGGCTGCTCCGGTTCCATGTAAGCTCCCGTTTCCGGATCGAACGCTGCGCGTTGCTGCTCCTGCTGCGGGCCGCTGCCGGAAACCGGGCTACGGTTGGGCTGCGGGCCGGCTCGGGGCGGTACTGTAGTTTCTGCCATGCTCACCTCCTATTTACGAGTTTGTACACGCGGTGCTACGCTACAAGGCCCTCCTTCTTCCGCCGGCGCAGAACGCCGAGGCCGAGCAGGCTAGCCCCGAACAGGGCAATTGAGGCCGGCTCGGGAACCTCGAATGCCGAAGCATTGCCAGAGACGGAAGCTGTAAAGCTGTTGATCGTCTGCCCAGTGTTGCAGCCAGGGTTGCTCGCCGTGCAGGCCACCAGGCTGACCGGCGGCGCCACGTTAGTAAACGAGAACCCGAGCGCGTTGGGCTCGCCAAGTGCCTGGATAACGCTCGAGGTGAACGTCACGTCAGGCGCTGCGACGACAATCTGCACTGCTCCATTCGCGGTCAGCGCGCCGTCAGAAAAACTGCCCGACAGGTAATTGACGGCGCAGCCAGCGGCCGTCGAGCAGATACTGAAAGTCCCAGCGAACTCCTGGGTGATAAACGGCCCGACAGTGTTCGCGCCGCCGATCGAGTGCGCGCTGACATCCAAAAAGGCACTGAACGGCGTAGCCGGACCGTTCGGTGCGATCTGCGTCACGGTGACAGGGATGTCCGTGCCGCCCCAGACTGTCCCAGTGGCGCTAGCCGTGCCGGTGATCGTGTTTCCGCTGCCCGACTGGCCGTAGGTGATGATAACGTCGGCTGCGGCTGGCTGAACAAGGGCCAGCGCGGCAACAGCGATAGCACCAAACAGAAGCCTCTTCATTTTCTAATCTCCTTTTACGTTCACTCGCGTACCTATCGCACGCCCTTCGGGCGGACTTACCGGCGCCTCGGCTGTGCCGACGGCGGTTGAGGCTGCGG